GTGTGGCTAGTGTGGCTAGTGTGTTACTTAGGCACTAGCCACTAGCCACGCCCCACATACATAGCCAGCCTGTTTTTGTCCGGAACGATCCGCACGCGACTACCCCCCATCAGACCCCTCCGTCAGACACTGCCCGCACGATGTGGTGGGAGGCTGTATTCCTCCTTCCCGGAATGTCGTTGCCTCCCCTTCGCGGCGAGCGCTCTGCTCCGGCCTCCCACCACCCATCGCCATGACTACAGAGACCCAAGACCAAACAGACAAGTACGAGGCGCTACGTAAGCGTCTGCTCGTGTGGACCGCAATGTCCGACGGGGAGAAGCGGATGACGGGTGAGCCGACAACCGTGGTAGCCTGGTGCGAGAAGTATGGCTCGTCGGATCGTTGGGTGTCGAAGCAGCGGGCCAAGCAAGAGTTCAAAGACGATCTTGCGAGGTTGCAGGCGCAGAAGTTGGATTTGAACCCGTTCAAACCTATTGCCGGGTTTTCGGAGGATGCTGCCCAGAAAGAGTTGTCGAACGTCGAGTTGTTTGCCGAGGTGGTTCGCACCCAGCTGATGATGGCAGCGCAGGGCGATAAGGTTGCCCTTGACTTCATCAAGAGCGCGAACGTGTCGAAGCCGTTTGTGGATCAGCTCACTGCAGAGTTTGAGGCGGAGTTTCCAGACTTGGACGATGAGGCGTTGGTCGGCAAGTTTCTTGACGTGTTCACCGATGTGTGTGTCGAGGTGTTGCGGTCTCGTGGATGGAGTGTTGAGCGGGTCGGTCAGGCCCAGCCCGTATAAGCATGGCTGCAATGTACTCGTCTGCTACTGGACGCAAAGGTTCTCGCATGACGAATCTTGGGTTCCCTGGTGCCCCGCGCACCCCGGTTGTTACTGGTCGTGGTTCTGTCACGCCAAGTGTTGCGTCGAGTCCGCGTCTCATGAACCCTGTTGGACCTGGACGCCCTAACAACTTTCTCCCAGTTCCGCCACGTGGCGCTGGTCCTACCCGCTTTCTTCCGTCCGCTCCGCGTGGCGCTGGTAGCGAAGGTATGGGTATGGCGAGCCCGGAAGATGTGGCCCGTCGTCTCAGTGCGCAACGGTTGGTTGCGGGCTTGACTGGTGGGTATAACCCGATGGCGAATGTTCCGATGAGCATTCCGCAAGGTGAGGTGCCAACGTTTGTTGGCGCCGACTATGAAGCGCTTCGCAACCGTGCGATGCAGAACTACTTCGCAAGTTTGCAGGGGTTGATGTCGTGAAAGGTAAGAGCCCAGTCTCGTTGATGATCATGCTTGGCGCCCCGAAGAAGGGCCCTATGCCAGAGAAAGGCGACCGCGAGTCGTCGCTGAAGAAGCTGAACAAGATGGCTGCCGTTGAGGCTGCCGCAAAGCAAGAGGACGCCGGCGAGGGTGAGGGTGCTGACTGGAAGTGCCCGGACTGTTTGACAGTCGTTATGGCTACAATGCCGAAGAAGTCGATGAAGTGCCCGTGCTGCGGCTGCGAAATGGAAGAAGACGAGTACGAGGGCGAGGAAGAAGGGGACGAGTCGGAAGAGTCGGAGTACGAAGACTGATGTACGGCCAGAAGAAAGTTGGCAAAGTGATGGGCGAGTACAAGCGTGGCACGTTGAAGTCGTCGTCGGGCGCCAAAGTCATGTCGAAGGATCAGGCTATCGCTATTGCTATGTCTGCAGCCGGGTATGGCAAGCCGAAGAAGAAGGGCCAGAAGCGGAAGTAGCGCCATGACTCCGGCGCGCAAGCAGGCAATATTGAAGATGGCGGGTGTTTCTGGCGTGAACAAGCCGAAACGGACGCCCGGCCATCCCACGAAGTCGCACATCGTGGTCGCCCAGGAGGGCAACCAGTTGAAGACGATCCGGTTCGGGCAGCAAGGTGTATCTGGTAGCCCCGCAAAGGCCGGGGAGAGTGCCTCGTACCGTGCCCGCCGTGAAGCGTTCAAGGCCCGCCATGCGAAGAATATCCGCAAAGGCAAGATGAGCGCCGCGTATTGGGCCGATAAGGTGAAGTGGTAGCCCATAAGGGTTGCTTTTTGCGAGTTTCCCGACACAGTAGTCTATGATGAGCGAGCCGACGAAGCCTATGGAATGCAGTTACTGCGCCCAGGTTACCCGTGTTCCGCTCACGACACAGAAGGGCGACGAATGCCCCAACTGTGGTGGACCACTAAGACCCGTACGGAGGAAGAGATGAAGGTTATTTTGGCAGGATTGTTCGCAACATTTGGTTTGTACGCTACCGCAACGCAAGGCGAAGAGCTGTTGAAGAAGTTTGTGCCGCAGGCAGAAGAGTCAGCGGCCCGGTATTCGCTTGGTGCGGTCGCTAACGCTGCTCGTATGTACGCAATGCTTGACGGACAGCCGTCTATCGGCCCGCAGTTTGGCCGCGTGTACAACGAAACGCCGAACCGTGAGGCTCTCACCGTCGTCGGCAACGAGATTCAGTTCGAAGCAGGCGAGTTGTGCTTCGTGTTGCGCGACACTTTGGTCGCTGAACCCCAGATCATCGAGGCCTGTTAGTGTCAACCATCTCTCGACGCCGGCGTTCCCTCGAGGGATTGGTTGCTGAGGCTGAACTACGCCGCTGCAAAGAGGATAAGCGCTACTTCATCGAGAACTACTGGCACATTCCGGTGGAAGGCGCGCCGGGTGGTCGTGCGTTGTTCAAGTTTTGGGACTTTCAGAACGACGCGTTTGACGCGTTGCAAGACAACAAGCGTGTTGTGATCGCGAAATGCCGTCAGCTGGGTATGACAACCCTCACTATGGCGGACACGGCCCACGAGTTGCTGTTTTCCGAGGACCGTTTCGAGGCGCTAGTGCTATCGTGGCGTGAAGATATCGCCCAGTCGACGCTCGGCATGATCGAGTTCGGGTATCAGTACCTTCCGCCGTGGATGAAGGCCCGTTTGCCGAAGCGTGACGACCGGACAAAGGAGCGTATCACGTTTCGGCACCGCGATGGGCGCACCACAGCCGCGCAAGCGTTCTCTGGTACAGGACGATCTGGTGCGTCGAAGACCGCGACCCGCGTTATCTTGGACGAATACGCGCTGATGGACAACCAGGGCGCTGTGTATCGCGCTATTGAACCAACAACGCTGGCCGCTATGCGCAACCCCGGCAAGAAGGCGGTGTTTATCGTCATCTCCACGCCCCGTGGTAACCGCAACCAGTATTCTCGCCTGTTTTGGGACGCTTGGGATCAGAAGTCAAACTGGCGTGCGCTGTTTTACCCGGTGACTTGCAACAAGTTTTTGGCTGGTGAGGGCGAAGACTTCTGGGCCATGTGGGAGATGAAACGCACCACCGAGTATGCGGGCCGTGAACACGAGTTTTTTGCTGACTACCCGCGCAGTCCGGAAGAAGCGTTCCGTGAGTCGGGCCGTGGACGGTTCGGCAACATCCCAGAGTTGGCTGACTGCCCACCGTTTGAGTATGCTGGGTTCTTGGTACGCGAAGGGTCGAACTACAAGATCGATTTGGCGAAAGGCGACCTCGACATGCAGGCCGCGCACATCTATCTGGCTGATGAACCACAGAACTTGCCGAAGAACGTGAACTATGTGATCTCTGCCGACCCGTCTGGCGGTGTTGGCAAGGACTATCACGCCGCTCAGGTGCTTTGCCACGACGCTGATGGGTTCCGCATTGTCGCATACATCCACCGCAACGACGTTGACCCGACCGAGTTCGCTGACTGGCTCGATGTGGCGGGCCGGGTGTTCAAAGGGTCGAACGGTAAGCCAGCCCAGATCGTTGTGGAACGCAACGAGAACAACGAGGGCGAGGTGTTGTCCCGTTTGCGCCAACGCCGCTACCCGAACCTATTCCGTTATATGGCGAAGGACCGCCCGACGGAGCGTCTGGCCCCCGTGTACGGCTGGCCGATCAACAAGGCGACCAAGCCAGAGGCTATCAACGCTCTGGCCCGTATGCTTCCGTCGGAGCCAGATGGTGTCGGTGGGTTCCGCCCGGCTCCGAAACTGCAAGGCATCTATCCAGAGCTACGCGACGAGCTGGTGAACTACGTTATCGTTGAAAAGGCTAACGGACGTATCGAAATGAAAGCGGACGGTAATGGGCATGACGACTTGGTGACTTCTACGGCCATTGGGTGCGCTGTGCTCGAACGGCAGAAGCCGCGCAAAGTGTCAGGTTCTGCCCCCATCAACGAAACCGCCCCCGAGGACGGTCCTATGGTTGTGTTCAACCCTACCGAATACCTGGATAGGGAGATGGGCAAGGCTGCTAGGGCCGAAAGGAAGGAGCGGGCAGCCTGGCGTCGACTGAATCGACGTCAGCAGAATGATCGTCGCCAGAGGTAACATGAACTATTCAGAGAAGGCCAGCACAAAACCAGTAGATTTCGAGGATGCTCGGTCATTGGTGCAGTCTGCCGAGAACCGTGATGCTGGCCTTCGGTCGTTTGTCGCGTCTATGCGCAACATGTACCGGACGGGACGCCTTGACACGACCTTGACTGTTCACAGCCTGGACCGCTATCTGTGGGAGCGCGACGACTTCCGCACCCATCTCGAAGCACTGAACCTTGCGTGCTCGTACATCAACATCATTGTTGCCTCAACCGCTAGCCGTTTGCCGTTTATCACCGCCGAGCCGTCCTACATCACCCCGGACACCCAGCAGGCCGCTGACGGCGTTGCCGCTTTGGTCCGTGGCTTCCTTGAAGAGGACGACACGATTGCTGTTGCCCGGCGCTGCGGCCTTGACGCCTCGATCTCTGGTGATGGTTTTGTCCATGTCCAATGGGAACTTGACATTCACACGTTGAACGAGCAAGAGTACGAAGACGCGAAGCAGGCCGCTATCGCAGAGTACGCTTCGCTTGCCCTCGCTGCCGGCGATGACCCTACCCCGCCAGCAGAACTGCTCGAATCAATCCCAACCGAGAAGGTTGTGACGAACCGTCCGACCGCGCACTATGTGTCGCCTATCGACGTGTTTCTCCCGTCCCACATTTCTGATATTCAAGAAACCCCGTGGTACGCTATCCGCTCCATCATGCGCGTCGAGGACGTAAAGAACAACCCGGCATACGACAAAGAGGCTCGCGATCAGGTTGGGGCTGAAAGTCAAAGCCTTGACGATGCTGCCCGCCGTCTCGACATTATCAACGCCAACACGTACAGCACCTCCCAGTCTGAGGTATGTACCGTTTACACGTTCTACGACTGCTTGGCCCACCGGATCGTGGTGTTCACCAACAACGGTGGCAAGCCCCTGTATGACGGCGAGAACCCGAACGACTTCAAAGACCGCTGCCTCGTCCACCTGCGTGCCTACCGCGACGGCGAACAGCTCCGTGGCTTTGGCGACCTGGAACTTATCGCCGGCCTTCTTGACAAACTGAACTTTGTTCTCCGCCAGCAACTCGAAAACCTTGAACGTCAAGGTACCGTGTACGTGACCCGCGAAGACGTGTTCTCCGATGAGGACCGTGCCGCCCTCGAAACTGCCCGTCCGGGCGACGTCATCACCGCTCACGGTATTGCTGACGGTACACGCCTTGCAGATGTAATCGAAGCGTTCCCGGTGACTGCCCTTTCGAACGACGTGTACACTGCCCGCGAACAGTTGCAGCAAGATATCGTGAAAGTGCTCGGCCTCTCCGAGTTCCAGACCGGCTCGCTCGGACCTTCCCGTATGTCGGGTACCGCAGCAGCTGTTGCTGACGGTGTTGCCACCCTCCGCGCCCAAGCCCGCTTGGAAGCCTACGAGGTGTTCTACGCCCGCATCGCCAACCTGTTCTGGAAGCTCTGCCGCCAGCACCTTACCGAAGACCAAGTGGTCAAGATCATCGGACCGGACGGTTCGTTGTTCCAAGAGACCGTTTCGCTGGAAGAGATGTCAATGGACTTTTTCATCCGCGTCAAGACCGGCTCGATGGCTGCTGTCAACCCGGCAACCCGTGCCGCTCGTGGCGCCGAGATGATGAACCTAGCCGACCGTCTCGAGGCCTCCGGCTATGACGCTGACAGTTTGCGTCGCTACGCTTTGCGTGAGATGGGCGTTGACCCAGAACTGATGGGTGTTCGCCGTATGCCACCACCACAGCCTGCCGCAGCCCCTGGTATGCCGGGCATGCCACAAATGCCAGTCGCCCCTGGATCGCCACAGGCCGACATGATGATGATGGGCGCACCTCCGACTCCGGGAGTCGAAGGCAACTACGCAATGTAAGAACGCGTCAGGTTCTGCCCACACTATATGGAAGCGTTTTCCTGCGCTTTCGCTTTTGGACAAGCCAAACTCACCGACGCGGAGAAGCCGCTATCGGGAACTAAGGGCCTTCAAGGAGTGTTGAAACATGGAAGCAAGCAACAGATACGGCGATCTCGACGCAATCATCAACCAGGTGTTTGCAGAGGTTGAAGAGTCTGACCTCGAAACAGACGATACCACTGGCAATCCCACAGAGGACCTAGAGGTTGAGGCAGAAGAAGAGGAAGTCGTTGAGTCTGAGGACGAAGACGACGAAACCGAGGTGGAGTCCTCCGACGACGAAACCCCGGAGTCTGATGAAGCAGAGTCGCAAGACGAAGCTGACGAGGACAAGGGAACCGATGACGTTCTCTCACAACTAGTCACCGTCAAGGTGAACGGGCGTGAGGCGCAGATTCCGGTTGCCGAAGCAGTCAAGGGCTACCAGATGGCCGCCGCCGCGAACAAGAAGTTCGAAGAGGCAGCTGTTCTTCGGAGAGAAGCGCAAGAAGCGCTTGAGTTCCGGGAAACCTTTGAAGGGCTTTGGCAGTCTGATCCTGCAAAGTTGCTCGGTCACTTTGTCACCGTTGCGGACGACCCTAATGCGGTAGTAGAAGCAGTGCTTCTCCAAGCAGCAGCGACCGGAAAGTTGAATCCGGCTATCGCTGAAGCACTTGGTATCACTGACGAAACATCGCAGCGTCTGGCCCTCCAGTACCAGCGCGAACGGCTTGACGCCGAGCGTGCTCAACTGGAATACCAGCGGCAGGTTGCAAGCATCAGCGAAGACGACATACCGGACGAACACGGCTATACCGTGAACGACTACCGCGTGGCAATCGATGAGATTGTCAGCATGGCCGGATTGCAGAGTGCAACCCCGGACGAGAAGCGCGCAGTGGTCGAAGCGGTGTTCCAGCACGGTGACCAGATCGGTGTGTCAAACCCATTTCTCGCTTACGCAAGTTGGCGAGAAGCACAAGCCCGCCAAGAAGTCGAGAGGTCGAAGCGAGCAAGAAAGGCAGTAGCCAAAGTAGCACCCGCTACCAAGACTTCTGCAGCCCTGGCCCCCAAAGGTCAGGTTCAACATTCCCCAACAGTCCCGTCAATGGACACGTCGCAGGATGCTGCAACGTGGGCTTTGGCGGAGATAGAGCGCAAATACGGCGCTCTCTAACCCTAGTTCCCGAAAGGGAAGGAGAAAACCAACATGGCCGCAATCGGCACAACTGCCTACGGAGAAGCCCTCTCCCTGGCGCTGCGGAACTTCCTCAGCAACAAACCAATCAACCAAACCTACACGGAACACCCGCTCTTCGACACCTTGAAGAAGAACGCTTCGTCCGCGACTGGTCCGCGTCTCGTAGTCCCCGTCATCGGTGGCTCTGTTGCGCAGCCTTCATTCAGCTCGAACGGCTCTGGCTTGTTCGCGCCGACAGTAACCGACGAGATCGCCGGTTCTGCCGAATACTCATGGTCCCGTCCGCTCGTTGGCTTCGTCCGCGTGCGCTACCAAGACCTCGAAGAGAACGCAGGCAAGACCCAACTCGCTGACCGTCTCCGTGTTCACATCGACGACCTGCTTGAGCAGACGAAGGTGAAGATCGTGGACTTGCTCCACACCGAAAACGGTTCGCTTCCGAGCGGTTCGTTCTCGTCGCTCGACACCCTCTGCAACGACGCAGTGACCACCGTCGGTGGCATTAACTACACCACTTCCGGAAACTCTTTCTGGCGCCCAGTGACCGAGACCGCTCCGTCAACTGACCCGAAGGTTGCTATCCGCACTATGGTGCAGAACATCACCAAGAACGCGAAGGGTGTCCGTCCGGACGTCGTTCACGTCGGTGAAAACATGTGGAACGCAATCCAAGAGTACATCGACAGCAAGGCAACCATTACCTCAGGTATTGGTGGTACTGACGTCGAACTCTCGTGGCAGAGCGTTTCGTTCGGCGGCATCGAAGTCCGTTGGGACTACGACTGCCCGGATGACCGTGCATACTTCCTCCACACTCCGTCCCTGTACTTCAAGTACCTGACCGACAACTTCATGAAGTCGGCCAGCGCGAAGCAGGTCAACGAGGCCGTGGCGGGAGTTGTAAACACCTCGCTCGACGAAGTGTTCCCAGTGGTCACCATCATGAGCGTCGGCACTTCACAGCGCCGTGCACTCGGAATGATCGACGGTTTCACCGCCGGTAGCTGATCACTCCAACACAACCTGAGCATCGAACGGGGGTCTGGCTGGCTGCGGCTGGTCAGGCCCCCAACGATGTAGAGGAACCCTTATGAACCGATCAGACCTTCGCACCCGAGTTCGCGTATTGACGAACATCTTCTCCACAGCACTGCTGTCGGACGCCCAAATCAACACGATCCTGAACGAGGTTCACCTCGAAGTATGCAGTGGCGAACAATGGCCCTTCTTGTGGGGTTCGACCACCTTGAACGTTGTCGCGGGAGACGCGACCTACACTTTGCCAGCCGACGTAAGTGCCGTCCTGCTGGTGTCCTCGAAGGACATAAGTACTGCCCCTCGCACTTTGAACGCCATCTCGGTGTTTGACGCTGACACGATCCCAGAAACCTACCTGGGTTCCTGGCCGCTGTTCTACACTGTCGAAGGTACGACCCTGACACTGTACCCGGAACCTATCGGGAACGAGACGATTACTGTCCGGTATCTGGAGAACCCAGCGGAGATCGACTCGGACGACGACGTTCCACCGTTCTCCGCAGAGTTCCACCCACTGTACGCCTATGCCGCCGCTGCCCGTGTTCTGGCAGAGCGTGGGGCCTCGCAAGCAAAGGTGCGTTCGATGCTGGAACTAGCAGCAACGTACGTTGACCGTATGCGTCGCTACTATCTGACCAGTTCAGACCATGCTCCGATCAGTCTTGGGAAGAGGCGGAGGTGGCGTTGGTGAGACTTGAGATTACTGACTTCTCCGGCGGCATCTTCGAGGCTATTTCCCCAGCCGACTTTACTGAACGCCAGAACGCTATTGTCCAGGGCTTCGTGCTCGAAGACGAGGTTCGTCTGCGCACGCAAGGCCCCATACAGCTGCTGTCCGCGCTGACTGATGTCATTGCTTGCCGCACATTCCGTGGCTCGTCCCAGTCATACATCTTGGTGCTTCGCACTGGCGGAGTCTTGCAATATGCAGTTGCCCCATCGCGCACCGCAACCAACACAACAACCTCTGCGCTGACATTCACCAACCTCGCTACTATCGGTGCCGAGGCACGCTTTACAGGCGACGCTCGCGCTAAGGTGTCTGGTGAGTACAAGCCCGCTACTATCGTCCACTCTCTCGCCGGTACCGGGAACGGCGTGCTCGTCTACGAGAATGACGCCGGCAACGCTCTTGCGATCCAGACGTTCAGCGACTTCTATCCAACGCTTACCAAGACGGTGGCGCTGGTTACCGTTACGAATGGCGGCTCTGGCTACACCACTACCCCGACGGTCACCTTCTCAACTGGTGCTGCTGCCGCAACGGCCCGCCTTACGAACCAGTCGGTTGTTGGTATCACCGTATCTGATGGCAGCACCGGGTACACTACCGCACCTACCGTTGGTTTTACCGGTGGTAGTGGTTCTGGTGCTACTGCTGAGGCCACACTTGAAGAGATCGGCGTGACTGGTAAGTTGCCACGCCACAACATTGCTTGTATGTGGGGCGACACGCTTGTCCTCGCTGACATTCAGTGGTCCCAAGCGAACGCTGCGACCGGGCTGAACTCTGGCAACGTGAAGCGGTACTCGAACTACGCTTGGTTTGCTACCGACCCAACTGACCTCACCAAGTTTGACCCGCGCTTCCCATCCCGCATTGCCGAGGAAGGCGCCGTAATCGTTGGTCTGCAAGAGACCACAGACGGCATGTTGGTTCTTACCACCACCACAACTGGTCAGGCGGGCTTGATGCTGCTTCGCGGCAACGCTGCCCAGTACGACATTGAGAAGTTGCGTCCCGGCCTCGGCATGCTCCCAAGCATTGACTCGACGATGCGCAGCCAGGTCCACTGCTGGTGGAACGATGTGGCCTCCACAATGTTCATCGACAGTCTCGGAAAAATCTATCAGGTGCGTGGCACCCAGGTTGAGCGCATTGACCGATACGGCGTTGCAGCCCCGGAGACGGGCCTCTCGACCGACTCGGTGGCCGCTATCGGCCAATGGCTGTTCACCTGCCGCAACGGCCGCTTCCTCGTCATGCGCTCGTTTGGCAACGATGGGGCGTGGACTGAACTGGTCAAGCCGACCGGAACCCCGTCCTCCTTCTCTGTGGATCGCGACATGCTTCTGTTTGTCTCTGACGCCAAACTGTACCGATACTGTATCGAGGGCCCCGCTGCTGAACGCGGCAAGGTCAACGGCTCGTACGTGGACTTGACGTTTGCTACCCGCACTCTTGGCAGCCCAGATGAGGTGCTTGACAAGTGGTGGACCGGGGTGTCTGTCCGTATTGAGTCTATCACGAGCGGCACTTTGAAGACGGTAGAACTGTACGACCGTGGCGCTTTGGCTTCCACTCCAGGATCGGCCTTGTTCACTTTGAACCAGGCTATCACGGTCCGCGAGTTGGTGTCGGTTCCCGGTCTCGGGCCGTCGATTGAGGCGTCCGCGAAACTGGTCTTGACTGGTGATGTGCGTATCGAAAACGTCTCATTCGAACTTGAGGCTGGGGACGATCAACGATGAGCGACACCGAAGACAAGAAGCGTATCCGCGACCGCAACGCCCTCATCCAGTCTGGCTACCAGGGAAGCGCACAAGCAGGAGAGAACGCTCTTGCTGGCGCGCAACCAGAGTTGACAACCGCTGACATCCGCCGTATCGAAAAGCAGGTGGACAACATCAATATCGGCATTGGCGACTACGGGGACATGCTTGCCGGTTTGCAGACAGCGCTCACCCCAGACGGCTATCTGAACTTTGACCCGATCCAGTTTGGCGGCACTGGTGGTGGTGTTGCGTACTATCAAGGAACCATCGTATCATACACCACAACAAGTTCTACCGGCACAGCGACCATTGGTTCGTCTACCGTGTCGTTCACGAACTCAACGGGAATCGGTCTTGGTGTAGGCGACGTGGTGCTCATGACGCAGCAAGAGGGCGTTTACTATGTGATCGGCATCATCTCGCGAGCCGGGTCGTACACGCCGGTCGTCATCAACAACCCCCAGGCCGTTTCTGGATTTCCATTCGACGGCGACCAGTTGCCGAGCCAGTTCAACTACCCGTTCGATGGTGGCGGTGCGTCAGTTCCTACCCCGAATGCTGCCGGCATCGGGGCATGGTACGGGTCCAGTGCGCTCGGCTATAGTGGTCGCGTACTTGTTTACCTTGCACGAACCGGAACGGTCGCCCAGCCCCCGATTGTATTCTACAATGTGGAGACTGGTAGCTCAACCCAAGTCAACCGTGTTGCCGCCGTCGGCGCAACCAACCGCTCACACTCAGTCGGCGCCACTAACACGCGATTGTTTGTCACCTATGACGGAACCACTGGCAACTGTGTCGAAAGTTATAACAGCAGTACTGGTGTCTGGACGGCGCATGATATCCAGCGCGCCATCTATCTGGGGGTTTCAAACAGCCGGGCTTGGTGGGTGGGTAAGGTATCGGGTGCCGCCAACCCTACGCGCTGGAAGATCATCAGCATTGACAGCAGCGGTACGCTCTCTTGGATTGATAACCCGGCCAACCTTACAACCGCTACACAGGCTTTTGGACGCGCTAAGAATGGCAAACTGTACTTCCGCCTGAACGAGACCGGCGCATTGCTGTATGTCGCGAACACGAGCGTTGCCGCTGCCTCGCTTACATTCACCAGTGCTACCGCACCAGCAAACCTTGCCAACGTGTACAGTAACACTGGTACCGCCGGCGCTGTCGCGCTCCGCGACGCAAACCTAGCCTATACCTGCTCTGACGTTGACAACGACGGCTATCTTTACTACTTCGTGCGAGACGGGTCTCCGTCAACTGCGGGCTTTGCTATGGTCAACCCAACGACACTAGCCGTGACAACGTACACCCAGATCACCTCTGCAACCGGGAACGCGGTGGATGGCGAGTTGCTGCACCGAGCGGGATTGTGCTACGCTGACGGTATCGTAATCCTGTTCGGCGCAGTCCGTGAGGATGTAGTAAGTGTCGGTGGGCGCACCGGGTCCGCTGTTGCCGCATATTGGCGCACCGATGGGGCTACCACCAACCGCACCCACTATGCCGCGTACATCGGCCTTCTCGGATCGACAGCTGGTGCAACCCAGGGATACAGCCGGGCTGCCGTCATTCAGCGAGACATCTCTGATAACCAGTTTGTGTTGCATGTAAACATAGCCGCCCAGGGTGCCACTGGCACCGCCCCTACCGACGCCAAGACCGCCGGGCCTGCGGTTGGCGACTCCTACATTATCTGATTCCGTCAGGCCCGGCCCCCAATGGCGAGGCGCGTTCTGGCGCCAGTTTGAGGTTTTCCAATGGCACCACGCAACACTCGACCCACATCTGCAACAGCATCCCAATCATCGTGGAACGCCGCTGCCGCTAAGGGGTACGATCCTAACTCCCCCGAATACCAGGCGATGCTTCTCGAGAACGCCCAGGTAGGCAAGGCGATTCTTGGCGGAAACCGCAGCGTTGACCCAAACAAGGTCCTAACTGGCCTTGCCAAGCCGGGTGGTGGCGTTTGGGGAACACCAACTCAGGTGACTGGTAGTGGCCCTCGACCGCCACAAATGGGTGCAGCACCAGTTTCTCCAACGGCTCCAGCGTTTGACATGCAGGGGTT